ATCTCCCCCACTTTTCATGTCTCTTTGCCGGAACACCAAACCATGTTTCCCCATCCGGCACATCTGTTTTCACAACGCTATGTGCCCCCACTGTTGCGCCTTCCCCAATCGTAACCCCCGGCATTATAGTAGATTTTGCACCTATTTTCGCTCCCTTTTTTATAACCACTGGCCCCCGTGTATCATCAATAGTGTTGACACTATAAACGCTACAATGGCTCCCCAACTGGACATCATTCCCGATTGACACCCCTTCCCCGGCCATAATATAGCATCCGTATCCGATATCGACCCGTTCACCCATTATAAACTTGTGGACATGAGATACACGCCAACCGTACTTCGTGTCCTGGCCTTCTATGATTTCAGGGTATTGCCAGTTATCAAACCTGTTTGTCTGCTCATATAGCACTTCGTCATATCTGCTCATTCATTCCCCTCCCCAAATCCAAGCACATGAGAAGCTCTACGATCTGGAAATCTTGTTCAGAATCTATATCAAATGCGCTCCACTCAGGCATCTCATACATAGCAAGCTGTGGCGTTGCAGTTGGGGTTTTCGCATACTCAAAAGTTTCAAGGAACAAATGGCTAAATATCGTAATTGCCGCATTTAGATCCCAGACTTGCGGCGCTTCCTGCCTACTTGCCAGGTTCCCAGTATGGCCACCACCTACGAGCTTATAAAAGCCGTAATTCTCCTGAATTTGGTTGAAATATGGGTTTTTCCTTGCTTTTGTAGCAGAAACAAGGACTCCTGCGTCTTTTTCCTGAAATTCCCATACCGCTTCCCGTATCATTTCGGGTGTTCGCATAGGGTTTGTAACGTCCAGGTCAATAACCATCTCGTATTTCTTCTGTTTCCGGCGTTGCATAATGTTAAGAGCGTGGCGTATCACATCCAGTTTAGCCGTGTTGTCTTCAGCCAGCCTACCTGGACGTTCAATAATATCCATCCCTAACCCTGAAACAAGACTGACAACTTCACTTGAATCGGTGGACACGCAGATATCACCGTTTGGTTGTGAGTAATCCTTTTCCCAATCCGGTTCTATGTCTGATCTGAGCTTATTCCACGCCTGGGACTGCTCAATGGTCCACATTATCAGGGGTTTGCCGTGTAATGGCTTAGTATTCTTACCCGGTAGACCTTTTGAACCTTTACGGGCGCATATCGTGACTAACGTGTTCGGCATCTTCTCTCCCTGCATCCCTAAACTGTATCAACCGGTAAAACATATCAGCCGCACTCTCAAGAGTATTTATCAAGGTTAAAGGCTTCACGAAATTGTCAAGGTAATAGTTGACCTGAAGCTCATACATTCCATCAGTTGCCTGGTAGGGAAAAACCTGACCGTCAAGCATCATGTAACGTTCTTCAACATCGCTCTCTAAATCCAGTCTAACCCTGATGTCGTGATCAGCAAATAGGCAATCAAGCATCAGATCAGCAGTCGTATCCCCGAAATACCCTTTTATACCCTCAACTCTGCCAAAAAACCATTGTGCTATGTCGATTTCATGTAATAATTCCAAAAGCACTCCGTCATGTTTGCGTTTATGTGTTCCAACTTTATATGGTTGCCATTTTCGGTAATCTGTTTTGCATACTATTTCGGCATCCCGGATAACAGCGGTTCGCCTAAGTTCATAAAGTCCACTGTGAAAACGGAAAGGATAAGCCACGTAAGCCGCCAATTTCTTCTCTTTGACAATCTCTATCAGCTTTCCTAAATCTCGGCTTGAAACGTCAATCGGTTTCTCAATGAACAGATTAATGCCTCGTTTCGCGCATTCGATGGCCGTTTTGATGTGAAGGTGCGAAGGGTTTGTGATAAAAGCGATATCAGGAGTCACACCAATATCTGAATAGTGCATTATGCTTTCAACCCCTTCAGGTGCATCCTCATAACTTATCCCAGACCGCAAGGCATAAAGATCATGGTCATAATGGTTCAAGATATCAACGTACCTACGCCCCATTGAGCCAAGGCCGATTATTAAGATTTTCAAACCGCTACCAACCCTTCGGACTCATACTTACTTGTCTTGTCCTTATGCCGTGTTGCACGACTAAGGGCCATAATCAGGCCAACAGGCCCGTCAATTTTTTGAGAAGGTCGAGATTTGAACGGAAAAACATTGTCCTTTTTATCAATTTTCGCAATTACGTTGCTCATCATCCAAGCCATAACCGGGTTGCCATCGTGCCTAATCCTATCCTCAAGGATAAGCGCCTCAAGTTCCTTCAGCGGGTCAGACATCTGGTTGACAGTTTGACTGACCTCTATCATTGGGATTTTCTTTGCCTGCATATGTCCGACAAACTGTGCGGCATTCCACGGATCGTGAGCCACTTCCAATATATTGTAATTTCTTGCATCCTCTTCCAAATCCTCTTCTATGATGTCAAAATCAATCATTGAACCCATTGTAGTTGTGATGTAACCCTCATGTACCCACCCCTGATAGTGAACCTTGTCCTCACCCTCCGTGGCATCCTCGGGTAAATAGAAATCGCAGAACACATAATAAATATTATCCTCAAGGAACAATTTAATCTTTGCCGCAATGTCGATCTTGCTTGCGAGGTCAATCCCCACCCAACATTTTTTGCCTTTGAAGTCCTCGACGTCGAGAGTAGTGTCAGCGCACTTCGCCCATTTTAGGGGATCAAAGAAAGCCTCTCCGGCATTCATCCACTGATTTAGGTGCTTACACCGGATTATGTTCTGCCGGGAGGCCCGCTGTATAGCTTCTTTGTGCCTGGACTTCAGGTAGTCCTCAAAGACTGAAATCCCGAAGTTAGGGTTTGCCTTTTTCCAGACTTTAAAATCATCCCATGCGTCCCCGTCGTCAATCGTATAGATAACCCCAAAGACCTCATCATTCTCAAACCCCTCGATCTTATCAAGGATTCGGCAAACCTGATGCCGTTTGTCATAGCAGGGGCCGCTTGTGTCACTCCCAGCCGTGGTAGTAACGACCATCATAGGTTGTTCCCTGCTTCCCATGCCTGTAATCATGGTGTCATACAATCGTGAGTCCGGGTGTTCGTGGTATTCATCAACCAATGCACCGTGAGGACTTGCACCATCTCCGGGGTTGCCAATCAAAGGCTCGAAGCGTGAGGCAGTAGCAAGGCAATGAATATTTGAGGCGTTTACGTCAATTCCATAATGTTCTGTAAATCCCTTGGCCTTCTTAGCCATTAAGTGTGCTGGCCTGAATACCTCCCATGCCTGCTTCTCACTTGTAGCACCGGCGTATATCTCAGCACCAAGCTCGCCTTCAGTGAAGAGATACAGCCCAACATCCGCTGCAACTATTGACTTTCCGTTCTTTCGAGGCACTTCCAGATAGATTTCCCTGAATCGCCGTGTATCATCTTTGGTACGCATCCAACCAAAAGAGGTTGTCAGAAAAAAGCATTGCCACGGCTCAAGCGTTTGATTAGTTCCCGCCCACTTGCCCTTCGTGTGGGGTAAATTTTCAATGAACTTACAGACCCGCTCCGCTTTGGTTTTGTCAAAGTAGTACGGGTCCGACTTCTTGTTCCATCGTTTCAGGTCGTCAAGCTGTCTTTGGCAGGCTAACTTCACCCATTTGCAAGCATCGACCTTGCCGCTGACAACATCACGAGCATACTTATTCGCTTTTGCAACGTGTGCCATTCTCTCCCCTTCAATGGCTTAACAATTACCCTTCTTGCCGCCCTTCTTCTTGCCTGCGGCCTTGTTCGGCTTTCTGCCTTTACCGCCGCCGTGTCCATCCTTCGGCCCCGATCCTTGAGGCCCCTTGCCGTCCTTTGCTCCCATACCTTCACCTCCCCTTATTATAGATTCTCCCAGGGATTATCAGACTTTCCCTTTGTTGGGTTTGCACTTATTCTACTTCGAGAGCTTGGCGTTAAACCAAACTCAACCGCTATTTTCATGTAAGATTTAAGGCTCTTATCGGCCAAGGTCACAAATGGCGATACCTGGATGTACCCGGTTTTAGGTGCCTTGACAATAGGACTTTTCTGAGCCATTTTGGTGTACTTAATCCATTCAGCATAAGAAATACACATCGCTTCAAACATCCCGTGATCTATCTCAGTCAGCACCCCCAAGCGTTCAAGGATCGGTGCCATACGCTTCCATTCAGTCTGTGCCACCGCGTCTAAGTCCTTCGGCATAGGTGGAGCTTTGGCTTCCGGGGTCGGCTCATTCTTATTCCCTTCCCGGTGGGTATGCTTTCGGCCACCCTTCAGGTCAATTACCTTGCTTGGTTGTGGTCTTGGTCCTGGTTTCATTTGCTTAGCTCCGCTTTGTTGCCAGTAAAATCTTCATACCTGGTTTTTATAACATCGCAATAGTGAGGGTCAATCTCGCAAAGATGCGCAGTACGCCCTGTCTGTTCGGCGGCAATCAATGTGGTTCCTGATCCTGCAAATGGGTCATAAATCAATCCGCCAGACTCACTGACACGATCCATAAGCCATCCCCAAAAGTTAATTGGCTTTGCACATGGGTGTCCAAAATCACCCGCGGTCTCTGTGTGAACAATGGCATCAGGGTGGCGGCCCTTCGCTTTTGCTAATTTGGGATCTTTCCCATAGCAAAGGATCGGCTGCCAACAACAAAACCCCCAAGGGCCACTCCCTACACCCGCGGGCGTAAACCAAGCCATAGTCCATGTTGGATTTGGATATAGACGATGATTTCCATTTCCAGGCGTCAAGACAACAACCGGCGCAACTTCTTGTGCCAATGGTAAAAACGCACCAATTAACTTTTCAAGGTTCACTTTGCTGTCATCATATCCGCTATAATTATTCTTGTCGCTTTTCGTGTCTCCGATTCCATACGGCGGATCTGTCAAGCAAACATCCGCCTTCACCCCACCCATCAACAGTTCAACATCCTCTCGCTTCGTAGCATCACCACATAAACATCTATGCTCTCCCATCAACCACAAGTCCCCAACCTTCGTGATAGGATCGTCAGGCACCTCCGGGACTGCATCCTCGTCAGTTAGGCCACCCTCTTTATCAACCAGCAACGCCTCCAGTTCATCATCACTAAACCCGATTGCCTCAAGATCAAACGCACCCGTATTTAATTCTGTCAATAAATCAGTCAGCTTTGGAAAGTCCCACATCCCGGCAATCTTGTTCAGCGCAATATTGAGAGCTTTCTCTTTCGTCTTGTCCAAATCAACTATCGAACAAGGGACTTTATCAAACCCGGCATCAATAAGAACCTTCAAACGCTGGTGTCCGGCAACTACGCTCATGTCTTTATTGACCACAAGCGGATCAACCAGGCCAAACTCGTTCAAGGACTTCTGTATCTTAACGTATTCAAGGTCATCCGGTTGCAGATCTTTGCGTGGATTGTATACCGCCGGTTTCAGCTTCTTTACCGGTATCCATTCGACTTTAAACCCTGACTCTTTAATGTCACCGGCCATATATGGTCATCCCTATTTATACCCCTATGGTCTAACTTGCGTTGAGAATAAAAATCC